GTGTGTTTTTCTCTAATCTCTACTATTTTTACAACTCTGTCGGTAAAAAGATTTATGTGGTTTGCACAGATTTCGGCTTCTTTTCTATCTTGAAAGCGTTTTATTGGATAATCTGGGTGTATTCGGTTGGTAAATGCTCTTCCCCTAATCATATACCAAACCTCTTCCCTGTTAGTTTGTATTATTCCGTACAAATTTCAACCTTTTTCATGTAAAGAAGTTACATACTATCAGATAAACTTGCAAGTCTTTTTTATTTTTTATTGCAAAAATTTTTTCTTTCTTTTATATAATACGCTAGTATTATATTTTCTTTCTTTTTTTGTTGCTTTTAACTTCCGGGCTTAAAAGGCCCTATAACTTACAAACAAAAACTACATTTTACAAGAAAAAAATAAATATTAGCTAAAAATAATTTATTTCTTGTGTATTTACCCTCTATGTTTGTATATTATGGCTATGAATAAGGGTAGAATACTAACGATTGCTAGAAACTACTGTGCTAACTGGAATGTTGGTAAGTGCTTAGGTTGTGTTTTTAGTAGAGATGGTGGATATCTTAGTATGAAGTTGGATAAAGAGATTATGGGTAAAGAATGTAAGGTAGAAGAGGGATGTAATTACTTTGAGTCTGTAGTAGTACCCGGTATTCTAGAACAAAGAGATATAAAAACAATACAGAGGAGAGATATATGAAAATGGATATAGGTGGTCACAACTATACAGTTAATTTAGTAGAGAGCAAGACAACACCAGAAGGTAAAATGTTATTAGGTCATCATGACACTAGAACATGTACCATTAATTTAGATGGTGGTATGTCTAAAACAAGAACCCAAGAAACCTTTTTGCATGAAATAGTGCATGTTATTCTTACAAACGCTGGATTACAAGAGCATGACGAGGTTATGATAGATGCAACTGCAAATGGTTTACTTCAGTTGGGTGTAGGAGATTTTTTATGGAAAAAATTAAAAAAGTCTTAAGAGTAGTATACTATTACATAGAAGCTAAGTTTATTATACTAATATTCTGCATATTAAAATGAAAAGAGCAATAGTAACACCAGACAAACACTTCCCCTACGAAGATAAACCAGCTATTAAGGTTTTGTGTAAAGCTATTGAACTTGTTAAGCCAGATATCTATATTGACTTAGGTGATACAGGAGAATGGGAGAGCGTATCTCATTGGCAGTGGAAAAAGAAAAAAAGACCTCCACTTGAATATCAACTCCCATTTGTACACAAAGAGATAAAAGCAGTAAATAAAGGCATGGATATTATTGATAGGTCACTAGACAAAGCAAAAACAAAAGAACGGCACTTTATTGAAGGTAATCATGATGATTGGTTAAATCGCTTTGTAGAAGAGAATCCATATCTTGGAGATACAATGTCAGTACCAAATGCATTGAAGTTAAAAGAAAGAGGGTACAAGTACCATAGAATGGGTAAGTACCTAAAGATTGGAAAGATTAACTTCTATCATGGACATCACTTTGCTGGAATAAGTCATACTAGAAATCATTTACTTAGGTTAGGTGGTAATGTTATGTACGGACATCATCATGATATACAGCAATCTTCTATTACTCACATAGATGGTGTAAAAAGTGCATGGAGTATTGGTTGCCTAAAAGACATGTCTGATGAAGCTAATGAGTGGTTAGGTAATAGAAAGCATAATTGGCAACACGCTTTTGCTATTGTAGACTTTCACAGGAATGGTAACTTCAATGTTACAGTTCATCAGATAGTCAATGGAGTAAGTACAGTAGATGGAAAGGTTTTGCGAGCATAGTGAAAACTCGTAAGATAAAAAAAATAGAATATCCATTATTTAGAGACAAAAGAGAATTTAGGCATTACATGCCAAATCAATATCTTGCTAGAGATTGGCGAGATTCGGAAGAAGGCGATTGGGTATTAACGGATGATGGTCAAGTTTGTATGGTCATCAAACGAGGAGTAGTCACCAGAGGAGGTGGCAAGAAGGTAAAACAGGATTATATTAGAACGGTTATAGGTTCTTTTCTTTGTAAGTCTAATGTAAAAATTACAGGAGGCATGAGAAAAAACATTTACTCTTTTTCTGGAAAAAAGAATCCAAAAGAAATAAGAGAAGAAAGAAAAAACCCAACCTCCTCTGAGTTTCTTTTTGCTAAGTATGTAGCAAAAGGAGATGATGTAGTAGATGCGTTTATAAAAGCATTTCCAACTAATAACAAAAGGTATGCTAAAAGAGAAGCAAGTGTACTTTTAAAAACAGATAGGATAAAAAGTTTGGTAAGAGAAGAAATAGATAAGCTTATGAATGAGGCAGAGATAACACCTCTGTACATTTTAGAGAAAATGAAAGATATCATTGAGTCAGATGGTTCTAGAGATAGCGACAAAGTGTCTTTGTTAAAAGAGCTTGTAAATATAGCTGGTATGAAAGACACAGAAAAGAAATCAGAATCGGTTACTGTGTTTCAAGGCTTCTCACCAGAACAACTTGATGCTATAAGTGGAAACAATGTTAAAAAGCTTGCCGAAGCTAAACGAGAAAAAAAATGAACTTATATGAAATAATAATAGAAGTTCTCAAAGCTGCAAAGGAAAAGGGTGTCTCTCTTGAAAACGATTGGGAAAGAGAAGATATCGCTACAGAAATATATGATATGTTTTACAGTAGCGAAATGATTACTAGTTATATTAGTAGTGGATACTTAGAAGACTTTAAAGATTATTGGGAAGAACCTAAAGTAAATGATTAAAAAACTAGCCGTATACGGGACATTAAGAAATGGTAAGAGAAAAACATATAAAGTGGATGGTTATAGCCTCGTTTACCCCGGGCATTATAGTTACCCTGCTGCTATTATCAATAACGCTTCTTCGGGAATGGTTGTGGAAGTAATGGATGTAGAAAAAGAAGACATAGATAACTATGATGTATATGAGGGGATAGATACAGGTTTATACGATAGAAGAATAGTAACAGCCTATGATGAAGATAAAAAGGTAAAAGCTTGGATGTATACAGCTGGGCCATTACTATTGCAACATAAAACAGTTTTTGAATTAGTTCCAAAACAGGATTGGTTATCAAAGAAGTCTCAGATAAAAAGAACTTTAACATAAATAAAAATAATGTTTCCGAAAAGGAAAGAGTTCTTGAGTTAGCTAGAAAAGATATTATTGCCTTTGGTCAATTATTTATGCCAGAGGACTTTATGAAGTCTACACCAGCTCCGTATCATTATGAGCTTAGTGATTTATTATTAGATGATAAAAAGAAACGCAACTGCATTATATTACCTCGTGGTCATAGTAAGTCTACACTTGCTAAATCAGCTCTCATGTATCACCTATACTTTAATCCAGAAGGCAAGAAGGAGTTTATAGCTTGGGTAGCAGAAGAGCAATCTCAAGCAATAGACCATATAAAATATATACAAAACCACATAGAGATAAACCCAGCTCTTAATTACTACTTTGGAAACATACAAGGTAATAAATGGACAGAAAAAGAATTTACTACATCTAAGGGAGACAGGGTTATAGCAAAGGGTACGTCTCAAAGACTTCGTGGTAGGTCTCAATTAGGTCTTAGATATACAAAAATTATACTTGATGACTTTGAGTCAGAGCTAAATACAAAAACCCCAGACAGAAGAAGAGAGATAAAAGAGTGGGTTATGTCTACAGTAGAGCCAGCTCTTGAAAACTCTGCTGACAATGAAGGTTCTATTTGGCTAATAGGAACGATTGTACACTTTGATTCTTTTCTACAAAGTATTTATGATGGTTATGAAGAAGCAAAGAGAGACAAGAGAAGTTATGCTTGGAATGTATTATATAAAAAAGCTATTACAGTAGATGGAGAAGTTCTTTGGCCTAGCTATTTTTCAAAAGAAAAGCTAGCAGATATAAGAAGAAGATTTGAAGATGTAGGGTTAATACATAAATTTGCACAAGAGTATCTTAACGAAGCTAGAGATTTAGCAAATGCTAAGTTTAAAACAAACAATATAAATTATTACAATCATGAATTTCACAGTAGAGATAATTATACCTATATTGTAGATAAAGATGATGCTATACCAATCAATATATACATAGGGGTTGATTTAGCTTATGAAGCTGCTAGTCATAATGACTATCAAATTATTATGGTTGTCGGAGTAGATAGTGATAGAAACTTTTATGTATTAGATTATTTTAGAGAGCATATACCTTTGTATGATATGCCAGATAAAATTTTTGAATACGCAAAAGAGTTTTCTCCTGTAAAGCGTGTTAATGTAGAAATGGTTGGAGCACAAGGTATTATAAAAGACACAGTTAATCAGATGTCTGGTAAAGATAGAAAGGTAGCACCCGGTATTGCATTAGGGGTAAGACCACCAACTGGCATAAAAAAAGAAGATAGACTTGAGTCTTTACTAGCACCCATTGTAAATAGAGGTAAATTGTTTATAAAAAGAAAACATGTAGAACTTGTAGATGAAATGTTTCAATTTCCAAAAGGTAGAAATGATGACATCTTAGATGGTCTATGGTATGCTATTAATAATGCTAGACCACCAAGAAGTAAGAGGTTTGAAGCATCAGAGTTTCTAGACAACAATTCAAAAAGAATGAAGAAAACAAAGACAAGTAGGGTTATATCTTGGGTTACTGGATTAAAAACTTAAAATATTTCTTGCGATATACAGAAAAAATGCTTATATTATGTGCAAGTTATAAAATAAAGAGGTGTAACCATTTCTAGTATAAGAGAGTTAGAATCAAAAGAAGCACAACATTCAGAGATAAATAAACAACTTTGGAGAATGTGGAGAGACGCTAGGTCTGATTGGGATACAGAAGCTAGAGAGTCTGTAGACTTCTTTCTTGGTAATCATTACTCACAAGAAGAATCAGATGCTTTAAGAGCAGTAGGGCAAGGTGACTTTGTTATTGACAGAGTATATGCTGCTGTAGAAAAATTAAAGTCATTACTTACATCTAGGTCTCCTAAGTATAGTGCTGTTGGTAGAGAAGATTCTGATAGTAGGATGGCAAATGTATGGAGAACTTTATTAGAGTATGTTTGGGATATATCAGATGG